ATCTTTGTCGGGATACGATACGATAAAGTATGGTATGCCAATCTCGTTACAGTTATTAATATCATGCTCACTTGGATGACAATCTTCATCATAGTGACTATGGACTACATATAATATTTTCGAAATAGCTTGAATTGTTGCGAAAGCTAATGGGTTCATTTCAAACTCATTTTCATTTTCAGAAATATTTTCCATGGGAATATATCGTTTGTTGTTACCATCTTGTATAACAAGTCCACAACACTCGCGCGGGGCACATTCTGCAGCATGCTCAAATATACTATCAATCATTTAAAGTTTCTCGCTGCTGGAAAACCTCCAAAAGGTAACACAGCATTTGTGTTTGTTGCTGCTTTACCTGTTGATGTGGTACTAGTAAGACTTTTAGGAGCAAACCCAAATCTCATTTTACATCCTGTAGTGGTTTTACTACACAAGTCTCCTTTTTTCCAATACTTTGTATATCCAGGTGCTTGACTTTCACTAGGCTGGTCAGCTTTCCATAGTAATGTTTTATTATAAGTTTCTGAAGTAGATACATTATCCGTAAATACTACATAATCATTATCTCTATCATCAACGTAAGTAAAGTATTCTGTACCGTGGTTATATGTAGAGTAAACTCTTATTCTTTTATAATTAGAGTTACTATCTGAAGGTGTTCCAAGAACTCCAGATTTTGTTGCTTGCCAGTAGTTACTTACAGTTACACTACTAGTGCCTCCATCTGCATTAAATCTTGCAGAAGTTTTAGTATTTCTATAATAAGCATCTTTTGTAGCACTAAAACTTGTGGAGCCTACTGTTATAAAACTTGTTGTTGAAGGCACTATATATTCATCATCTTCATTTACGAATACAGTAAATTTAATACCATTACCTGTGCTGCCTCCATATACTGTTCCTTCTATATGCCAATTACACCCACTTTGTTCTCTTTTCCATCTGTCTAAATGAGGACTTGCGCCTTGATATTTAAATGAACATCTATCTGCATAAATTACTCTTGCAGGTATTTTTGCAGTCTCTAAATCAAATGGGGATAGTAATTCTATTTGAACATAACTTTTGCTTCTTGTCTTAATTCTATCCATAACCCAGACTTGTCTAGGATATTCTGTAGGTGGGTTTGAACTGCTTCCAGACCCATTATCTAGATATTTTTTCAGAGTTGTTCTACGAATAAATTTTAATCCAAGGATATCGTTGTAGTCTAATGTTCCAATTGCATTGCTAAATACTGTATTTATATTTGCTATGAGTATATTTGGTCTTGCCATAGCACCATCATTTTTTGTTTCAAATCCTTCTGATTTTATAGGTAGTGCAACATACTCTCTAATTGTACTTGGTGAGTCATAGTCTCTAAAATGTAAAGTACTTAAATCTTCTTCTAATCCGCTATGAAAGTATACAAACTCTCCTTTCTCATACTCTAGTTCATAGAGATGTATCAGTTCTGAGCCTGGGTCAAGTTTTTGAAAATCTTCTACTAGTGGTTTATCTGCCATTATGCCTCGTATATTCTTCTAAATGTTGCTGATAGACTATAAAAATCGTCATAGTCCCAAGTTTGGTCCCAAGTTTCACAAACTACTTTTACTGTTTCTTCATTACCGCCTGCATTACTATCAGAAAAAATAAAGTTAAATGCAGTTGCTCCTTTCTTACTTTCAAAGAAAGAAACTATATCATCTATCTCATCTTTTGGTCTGTTTGCAAATGATACACTAAAAGATTGTTTAATATTATTAATACCATGTGCGAGTCTTTGCTCATAGCCATCGCCAAACTCTGCTATATGAACTTTTGGTTCATTATTTCTACTAAATCCTTTATCTGGTGCCACTACTCCGAGTGTGCCGCCTACATCAAATCCTATTGCCATATCTTATCCTTGTGCTAACATTCCGCCTGGGCGTTGTTGTTTTTCTATCTCATTCATTACTGCTGCGTTAATAGCCGCCCCTAATCGTTTTCCATCTTCTGCGTCTGACTTAGTATCTGTTTTTCCAGTTGCCATATTGACATTGATAGATACATTATTTTCATTTCCAGTACCTTTTCCTAAGTCTACTGGAATACTTCTATTGTCTGGTAATGGTACTACTGCTTCATTTTGCTTTCCTTCTCCAACTAAGTAAGTAGGTTGTGTTGCCACTCCGCCTTTTGCGTATCTTGGCATTACTCCACCTTGTGCTAATCCTACTAATTTATTTCCAATAATACCACCTTTTGCAAATGGTAGTATAGAAAGTAAAGGACCGATACCAGGTATCATACTGAGTAGAGGTTTGAGAAGTGCCATAATGCCCCCTCCTCCGCCGCCACCGCCGAAGAGACTGCTTAAGAATCCTCCACCAGCTTTTGCGCCACCACCAAACATCTGACCTAGACCGCCCATAAATCCACCTTCTTTACCACCGAACATTTTACCTAATGCTCCATCTTTTCCAAATAGTGATTTACCTAGTTTACCAAAAACAGACTCTTCTCCGCCAAATAAATTCATACCTGTTTTGTGAAAAGCTCCGCCTTCTCCGAATATTTCTCCAAAAGAATTCTTTACTGTATCGATATATCCACTGATAATACCGCCACCTTCTCCGTCTTCATCTTTTTTACCAAATATCCTGCTAAACAAACCGCCTTGCTCATCTCCTGTTTTATTCTGTACTCCATAATCATCGTTAAATAAAGTATCATTATCTGTTAAGTCATTATACTCTTTAGTGTTAAGATTAGTTAAATCCATTTTCATAGTCTTGTCAAAAGCCTGAGCATGTCTTTGTAGTACTAATTCTAATTGGACTACATGGTCATCATGTACCTGCTTTATTGCCAAAGCTTCAGGAGTCAGTTTTACTGTGTCTTCTTTTCCCATTCCTAGTAAACCTTTTAGTCCACCCGTTGCTCTTTCCATGATACTTCCTGCAACATTACCAGCGACATCTTTTTTTATTCTTTCCGCCATTTTTCTAATAGCATCAGTTCCTGAGCCGCCATCAATTATATCTGTTAAGGCAGTGTTTCCAGCAGAATCAAAGCTTTCTACCATAGTTTTTCTAAGTTGGAAAAATCCATCAAGTTGATTTTTTAACACAGTTAGTTGTGCTTCCATAACTTCTTTTTGAGTAATTAATTCTTGTGTGTGTTTTTCATAAGTATCTTGCTGGTCATCTTGTAAATTTGTTAGCTCAATCTCTCTAGCTAAAATCTGTGCACCAAGTGCATTTGCTTCTTTTTGTGTATTTTCAATTTTTAAACTTGTTATAAGTCTTTTTGTGTGAGAATCACTTAATTGACCTAAAAGCATTGTTTCTACCTTATGTAAATTACCCATGGCTTTTTGAAGTTTTGCTTGTTTATTTAATATGTCATAGGTATCTGCTACTAATTTTCTATTGTCTAGTAAAAGTGCTGCTTCTTCTTCAGTAAGACCTAATCTTAGTTTTAGAAGCGTATTTGCAACTTTTGATATCTCTAAACTAAATCCTAATTTTCTTGCTCGTTCTATTTCTGCTTCGGTTAATAATTTTTCAAACAATAAATTATCTTCTTTATTATCTCCTACTACATCAAGAGCTGCATCATATTGATTAAATACTTGTCCCAAAGCTGCTCCTATTTTTCCAAACTCATTTGGTTTTGGTAGTGATAAATTTATTAATTCTTGTAAATTATCAATAGGCTCTTTCATATCTGATATTGATTGAACAAGAGTTTTTACTGGGTCTATTCCTTTATCTAAAGTAGTAAATAAAGCTTGACCAATAGCAGTTAATTTTATTAATTTTTGGTCTCCTTCCCTTACTTCTTCAAAAAATGAACCAAACCCTATACCTACATCTAGTAAAGCTGTTTTAATATCGTTCATTCCATTTTGAAACTCAGCTGAATCTGATTTTTTGCCTGCCATATTATCTAAAGCTTCATTTACTTTTGCTATTGCCCCTGATACAGCCGATATTTCCATGCCAGCCTCATATGAACTAAGTTCGTCAGGTTCTGCTCCTTGCATTGCAGCTTCCTTAGCTCTAACTTGGTCTAAAGCGGCATATATAAAGTCATTTAAAGCACTAGAGCCTTCGGCTCCTTTACCTGCAGTTCTACTAGTTCTTAATGCCTTGACAACTTGTTCCAGCATAATACTTGAGGCTTCTTTTCTTGATGCATTGTTCACATTTGCATCTAACAAGTCTTTTTCTAGTTTTTCAACAGTTACTTCTCCTAAAGTTTTAATATCTGTTTGTGCTAATATATTTGATAAGTGTTCCAGAGCATTTGCCATTTCCATCATAGGTGCAACACCTTCTCTTATGGTATCACCTATAGCTTTTAATTTAGTTACTTCAAAACCGTTTATTGCTCTATTTAACTCTTCTGCTTCTTCTCTTGAAGATTCTGTTTTCTCTTTTAAAGATTGTACAGCTTCTTTTGCTTTTGCAACTCCAGGCAACATATCATAGAACATAGTACCAATAGAGTAAGCAAAAAAGGCTCCCATTGCAAAGTTTGCGGCAACTCCTAAAAATCTAAGTTTTATTGCGGCTTTTTGTGCAAAACCAACGATACCTCCAAAAGTGTTTGCTGCTATAAGTTTTAATCTTATTAATCCTTTTTCTGCCATTATAACGCCAGAATTAAGATTTATTCCTACTTTTTTACCTGTAACTTTTGATGATAGTACAATTTTTTTATACGCTGCCTCTTGAATAGCTACTTGCCTTTTCATAGACCTTCCTGTTGCAGCTTCTTGTTTTTTAAGACTATTTATATGAGCAGTTATAGACCTTTTTTGGTTTGCAGCAGATTTTTCAAAGAATACTTTTTCATCTACTCCTCTTTTCTTTAACGATGCTCTAAAAGCTTTTGATACTTTATTTGTTGCAGATGTTTGTACGGTACTTAATTTTTTGTATTTTCTACCATTATTCTCTAGTTCAAAATTTAAATCTTTTATTCTTTGTTTTGAAGTATTTGTCCAAGTTTCAACTGCAGTTCCTGCTCTTGATAACCCTGGTATAACATCGTTTGCTAATCTAAGTGCAAATATGGCTAAAAAACCACCTAATATTAATTTGTTTCTATCTAAAAATCCTATAAGAGCATTTATAGCTGGTAAAACAGCTCCACTTATTGCAATACCTATATCACCTAATGAAGTAGTAAAAGCACTAATCTGGTTTGTTAAATCATCTGCCTCTGGTCCAATTGCCCCAAAGTTTTGTTCTAACTGCTTATTAACTTCGTTATAAACAGCTGTTCTTCTTTGAGCAATAGTAAGTTTATCAGCACTTGCACCTATACTTGCAGCATAGTTTCTTGTAGCTATGTCTAGTCTTAAAATGACACCAAGTTCATCGAGTAGTTCTGGTTCGGCTTTTGTCACACCACGAATCAATCTGTTGAACGAATCTACCATATCTCGACCTAAAGCAACTGAAGCATTTTTTGCTCCTACTGTTAGTCCTTCTATTTGTTCTGCACTAAATCCTGCTGCTGTAGCGATAGCTGTTTGTTGTGCGGCTGTTTGAAAATCAAGCAATCCATTCGCTGCTTCTCTAACATTATTTGTTATTGTAAGCATAGACTTACCTGTAATTTCTGTAAGTCTTTGGAAACCTTTGATTTGTTGTTGAATATTCTGTGCGTTTTCTAACGCTCTGAATGCGGCTGTTACAGCAAAGACTGTTGATGCAAGAATCGCGTAGGACTGCACGAGGCCGCCAGTACCTTGCTGTAAACGTGAAAATGATTTGGACGCAGATTCTGTACGTCCGGACATGGATTGTAGATTTCTACGAGTATCTCCTGTAGATTTACCCAGTTTGTCTACGTCTTTACTTGCTGATTTGGCTCTTCTACCTAACTGTTTTAGAGTACCGTCATCGGTGACCTCAAAACTTATAATTGCGCCTTTTTTCTTCTTTGTCATTACCTTTTCATTTTAGCTTTACGCTCTTCTGCATCTCTTTTTGCTTTTATGGATGCGTTAATCTTTTCAGAATTATAATATTCAATATGTTTCAAGAAATACAAAGACTGCTTTGAGTCTTCTATATCTAAAACGTTTAAGTAAGTTTCTAAGGCTGAGTAGTCTTTTCCGAGATAGTAGCCATTCATACCATCCCATCTTTCAGATAGAAAGTCATGAAGCATAAACGCTTCTTGAACTTCCAATGGGAAAATACTTCTATCTACAGGCATTTTGTCTGGGTCAGGTTCTTGATTTAACTGCTCACAGACAGCTAGATATTTTTCTAGGTCTATACCTGTATCTTTATAGCTTCTTTTTATAAGTGCAAGTATATAATTTACTTGCTTTGCGTAAAATTTTCCAAATCGCCTACAGTATCAGTTACCCATTGGTCAAAATCGCCTGAGTTCTTCATTAATAACTCAGCATTTTCTGCTGTGTATTGAAGTTCTTCTTCGGGGTCTTGTCCACTTACATCTACCAATAGAAACTCTTCTAAGTAGTTATATTTTAAACCTGTCCATCCTTTTATAATTGAACTAACGTATTCTACTAAAAATAGTTCTTCATCGAGTGAATCTTCAAAAGCTCTTGTCTTTTTGTTAAACTTTTGTTTCATACATTTGTTTCTAAGTTTAACTAATTCTTCTCTACTTAAATATGTTAGGTCAACTGAAAAGCCATCATAACCTGGATAGTCAATTGATACTGTCTTGCTTGGAGTTAATAAACTCTTGAGCGAAACGGGTTGTGTTTTTACTTCTTTTTGTTCTGTCATTTTTTGTCCTAAAAAGTGGGAGGGAATGACCCCTCCCGAGTTTTATTAATCTACTTTATATGTTACTTTAACTTCGTTAGTTGCAGAGGCTGCTGTTGCTGATT